CAATGAAGATCCTATGGAACTTGGTAGGGTCAAAGTTCGTGTTCTTGGATATTATACTAATGTACAAGGAGGAACTACATCTGATCTTCCTACTGATAAACTACCTTGGGCAACTGTATTACAACATACATCACAACCAGGTAATGATGGACAAGGTGAGAGTTCTGGACAACTTCAACCTGGTGCTATCGTTATGGGATTCTTCATGGATGGTGAAAATGCACAAATGCCTATAGTTATTGGTGTTTTGCGTGTAACAAAGTCACCAGATACCAAAGAAAATCAAAAATTTGCTTTTACAGGTGAAAAATTTGAAGAAGGTCTTGGTGTAAATCATGCTACTAAGCATATAGCAAATCCAAATAATTCATTAGCAACTACTAAGGAAGAAGGTTACCTAAGACAATCTAATAGTAATATAGTTTGTATGCCTGGCAACAAGACTTGTGAGGTTGGTGGAACTGGATCAACTAAAAATATTGGTACTGCTATAGGTATTCCAGGCGGTGTAGGTAATCCAATAAAACCTAGAGATACTACCAAACCAATTTCTATTGCTAACGGTGTTAAAGGACCATGGGGATCATTAGAATACACAGCATCATATCTAGTTGAAGATATTGCAGACAGAGCTGGTCTTCTAATACCAACTGATAAAGCTGACGAGTTTATCGATATGATTTCTGGTAAACTTGTAACTGTTAAAGAACTTACAGCAGATTTACAAAACTATTTGGGTGGTATATTCACTCAAGTTATTAGTGCTATTAGAGAAGCATTTGCCAAACTGACAGAAAAGTTAGAAGTTACAACACTACTGACAAGTGCTACTGGTATTCCTTTCACTGTTTTTGCACAAGTTACAGCAGTGGTTCAACAGGTGTTAAAACAATTATGTATTTTTGATGGAAACTTATTAGATTATGTTAACGCTCCTATTGAAGCATTACTAAACAACATTAATAGTTTTGTAGATGGCATAGTAAGCAAAATAGAAATGTTGAAAAAAACTGTTAATGATTTAATTGATGATATTGTTTGTCAGATTGAAAGCATTGCTAATTTTGCTATGGGAATTATCAATGATGTAAAAGGTATGCTTCAAAGCATTGGTGGTGCAGCAGTTCAACTTATAGAATTATGGGAGAAAGGAGCTGAAATGTTTGAATTAGGTATGGATCTTTTCAAAAAAGGTCTAAACCTAACTGGTTTGATGTCATTGTTCCTCAAATTTATAGGTGGAGATTGTGATAGACCTAGAAATGGTGGTGAAAAAAATAAAGGTTTTTATCCTTTATTTGGTGTTACAAGTTGTACTGAAGAAGAATTAGCAACTATTAATGCAGTTAGAGGACGTGATGCTGGTAAATGTGGTGAAAATGATAAAGGTGGTGGTTTAATTACTAACATTTTTAATAATGCAGATCCATATTTAAGTGCAGCTACAACCTTTATAAATGGTGCATACGAATTATATGTTGCAACACCAGGTAGAGAAGCAACACAAAAAACAGATAATAACGGAACTACACATATCGCAGTAAAACTTAATAATAAAGAACACGCTAAGTATGAATGGCTTAAAGCAAAGAGAGAACAAAATCCAGACTTAACTGATGATGAATTAGAGGTTCAGTATACAGAGTATCTTGCAAATCAAACTAAAGATAATAATGATGATGCTGCTTTAGTAGCAAACCATTCCACTTACGTTGGTAACTATACTCAAGAAGTTCATGGTGATGATTGTAAAGTTGTTAATGAAGATTATGTTCGTACTATTCATGGTGACTACCATTTAAAAGTTACTGGTGATTGTCATATTGAAGTTGGTGGTGGTTTTTTCCTTGATGCTGAAGGTGCACCTAAGATTGTTGATAAACAAGGTAATAAAACTGGCGAAAAAATTCAAAAACATAGTATTAAGTTTGGATCTGATGTTGATATGGCTGTTGTTGGTGCTAAGTTTGAATTACAAGGTTCTGAATTTAATATAGGAACTACAGCAAGTAAAATTACTGGTAGTATATTTGAAAATTCTTCAACACAACAAACATGTAGTGCTGCTGAAATGATATTATCAGCAGATAATGCTATTACTATTTCTACAACTACATTATTTGAAACTATTAATTTCCCTCCTTCACCAATTCCTAAAGTTAAAGCAGGTATTATTAGAAAGATTGGAGGTTCTTGTGAAACTGTTATGACACCCGCAGGTTCTGCTGCAGATGCTATACCCAGATATATTGTTGCAAACCCTGCAGGTCCTATATCCGTTACTTCTGGTGCAACAGGATATAATAATAACGTTGTAACAGGTTTATATAATGTAAACGTTGCTGCAGGTGCTATCTCAATGAACTCTTCTACTGCCTGTTCTATAGTTGCAGGTGCTGCAATGAACCTCACAGCAGGTGCAGTTATGAAACTAACAGCAGCAAGTATATTCCTAAACTAATCCTTGACACTTTTCTTGTGATACACTATAATGTTGGTGTAAACGAGAATTAAATGAAAAAAGATTACTACGAACCAGGAATCTACATTGAACAAGTATTCATCAACTTTTCTCGTAGATCCGTAAAGATCGTAGATAGTGATGGTTATGACGACACTATCGAATGGCAATGGACTAAAAAAGGTGCTGATGGATTTTTGGAAACAGTAACCAATATCCAAAATGATGTGCCTTCAGAGTTGGTAACTTATTGTTTTTCTGAAAAAGAATGAACCCACCTATTAATTGCACAGAAGAAGAAGCAACTAAACACTTAGAATTTTTAATTACTATGTGTGAACGCAACAGAACTGTCTGGAGAATTCAACGTGAAGATGGTAAAGCCGTCTTAATGTCACCAATTGTACAATCAGGTCCTCCTATATCAGAGGAAGTGGTTGATCAAGTTGAAGAATTTAAGAAACAATTTATGGAACAACAACAATGAACAATGTTGGATTGGAAGTTGTCTTTTGGACAATACTAGCACTTTATCTTTTAACAAAGTTAGGAGTGTTTAAAAAATGAATTGTTGGCACTGTGGAACTGAGTTGATTTGGGGATCAGATTTTGATGCTGAAGATTATGGATGCGAAGAAGAATATTCTATCGTAACTAATCTTACATGCCCTAAGTGTGAATCATTTGTGCAAGTGTATTATCCTAAATAAAAAAATGAAACTTACTCAAGAAATGATTGATAAAATCCAAGATTTGATGAATCATACCAAGAAAGATGGTTCAGTAAATTGGATTGATGGTGAAGAAATTAAAATCAGTTTAGCAGGTACATTTGCTGCTGATAGGTTTATTGTTATAGCAAACGAATCTAAGAAACCTTGGGTTCCTGCTGCACCTCACCCTAACTTTGATTACGAAAAAAAGGAATGGAAGAAAGATGAAAATTCCAAATTGGCAACACCACTCGAAAAAGGAGAAGAAAAGGCATCTTAGACCTCAAGCACTTCGTGCTGCTAAGAAAAGATTGCAAGTTTTAAAATCAAAGCTTGACATCTTAATCAAACCCTGATATAGTATGAAACGTGGGGGAGTACAAAAGATCTCTACTTAGAAAGAGTGCCTCCATGTCATAAAGTAAGTGTTTGTTTTACTATCTGAGGGGTGCGTGGGAAACACCTCTCTTTTTTTATTTTAATTATGACTATTATTCCATTATTTCCAACAAATATTCATCATGTTGCTGTTGATAATTACAGCGATATAAAAGCAGACTTAATTGGTTTTGTAGATGCACAGAAGGTTGCTGATCCAAAAGGGATTACTAAATCAAATACAGGTTGGCACTCTCAACTTTCTGATTCTGGTATTGTTTTAAATACAATTAACTCTGCTCTTATCAAATTCTTTAATAATAATAATTATTATAATATTAAAAATTTTGAAGTAACATCACATTGGTTAAATGTAAACAGACCTGGTGACACTAACATATTACACTGTCATCCTGGTGCTCAAATGTCTGGTGTATTGTGGATTCATACACCACCAGACTCAGGAGATCTTATTTTTGAGTCTCCAAATGCTTATAACCAGTGGGAAGTTATGAAAAATTATACAAATGAAATTAGACAACAGACTTTGGCATATACTGTATTTGATTTTACTCCTGATGAAGGTTCATTAGTATTTTTTCCTGGTTCTTTATATCATGCTGTAGGTGAAAACAAATCTGATGATGTAAGATATTCTGCAGGTTTCAATCTCAAACTTTGGTCAGATACATAGTTATAGGAATTTTTTATTATGGCATATCTAGTACATCCTTTACCTCCTAGAAAAGTATGGGTCAAAAAAGAATATCTCTATGACCTTGAAAAAGGACATGGAGAACTTACACCTGGCATATGGATCTCAGTAAGGAGTATTCAAGCAAAAGCATTATACTTTGAAACACTACTCACTGATTATGGTGCATTGTTTGATAAGTTACCTCTTAGTGCATTTGTATGGAAAGAAGACATCAACTGGGACGATCAATTACCATTAGATGTATTAGAACTCTGGGATTGTTTTGATTACAATATTACTGTAGTTGAAAAACCAATCTTAGGTAGGTGTTCTTTCTTTGGAAAGGACAAGAAGATGCATTCTGGTGAATATGAATTCACCATTGATACTGCACACCCCGACTTCTCTGTATTAGATGTCAATTTCTCGGAGCATGATCCAGAACATAAGACATTTAACATTATTGCATTGGACAACGGACAGTTTGCAGCACAACCAAACAATAGATGTCAATTTTTTGATAACAGTTTGGTTGATAATGATAACCTAAAACAACCTGACTTCAAGGTATGTACGCAAAATTATGCTGTTGAAACTCTGCCTAAGTGGTGGTCAGTAGGACATACAGATGAATGGGCATACAAAACTCAAGAAGAAAGTGATGAGGAAGATCAAATCGACCTGACAGGCGGTTGATTTTCTTTATAAATAGACCTGTAGGAATAGTGTGATTATTCGTGGGAACTAAGAAGATTTCACAGTTGGAAACAATCTCAGATTCCAACCTATCTGGAGAAGCAATTTTACCAGTGGTTGTATCTGACCCTTTGATTCCAAATAGGAAAGCAAAAATAAATCAACTGCACAAAGGTGTATCAGGAGGCTCAAAGAGTGATCCTGGTCTTTGCTTTGATTTGGACAGAGACACTGGTTTGTACCAGAACGCATATGACCAAATTGGTCTAGGTTTTGGTAATGGCGGTTTATATATGTCTAGGATTGATAATGGTGGTAGTTATACTTCACTGTATATGACTGCTGTTGATAGTGTTGCAAACAATACAGACATTGTTTTAGCACCGAAAGGAACGGGTGCTGTTAAAGTTACGGGTCAGTTCTTGATGGCTGATGGTGACTTTATCTTGGAAGATGCACAAGGTCCTAAGGCAAGATTTGAAGTTTCTAACGTAGGAACTGGAACTACTACTCGTATCATGACACTACCCGCAATTACTTCGGGTAATGGAACAACTTTAGTTGGAACTGATACGCAACAAACATTAACAAACAAGACTCTTCTTATTGATGAAGATAACCTTGTTATAAGTGATGGCACTGAGGAAGCAATTTTCCAGATTAACTGGCCAACTACTTCTGGTGCAAGACGTTCTTATTTCTTACCTGATGCAGGTACAGTTACTACTACTGCTGAACCAACTGCTACAGTATCAACATTACTTGATACAAAGACTGAACAAACAGTTCTTAGTAAAACTTTTGTTGATGTAAAATTTGTTCCAAACGCAGAGGTTGGAACTTCTTACGCTATAATGAATACTTCTTCATTAACAGCAAATAGAACAGTTACAGTTCCTGATGCAAACATTACTTTGGTTGGAACTGATGCCACTCAGACATTACAGAACAAAGTTGTAGAAACTTTAATCTTACAAGACCCTACAACTACTACTAAAAAGATTACATTCTCTGTAACTAATCAAAATACATTATCTAACGAAGTATTTGAGTTCCCTCAGACTTCTTTACTAAATAATCCTACTGCAACCAATAACGTTCTTGTTACTGAACTTGCTACGCAAGATATGAGAAACAAAACGTTGTTTAGTCCAACTCTGAAACAATTTGGTAATACCACTGGTTCAGTTATATTGGACATGAGTAATATCACGTTAGCAAGGACAATTAAGTTTCCTGATGCTAATGCTACGCTGTTATCTACAGAAAACGTTACTACTGAAGATGTTAACTTTGGTGCAGGTATTGGAGCAGCAAACCTAACTGGTCGAACTAGACTACAACAATTCTTTTACGCAGGATTCTAATTTAAAAAATGGCAAATCAAGGTATTCTTGCACAATCAAAACCCTCGGCAAACACTAATACGGTGCTGTATTCTGCTCCTATTGATAGTAGTGCGTCTGCTGTATTGACTGTTGCAAATGACGGAACTGGTTCCGCATATAAGGTCGGACTTAAAAACTATGATCAAAAATTGGTATTAGACGCATCAACTTACTTGTTACACAAGGGTGATGCAATTACTGATTATAGGTTCACCGTGAACACTGCAATCGCTGCTAGTAATTCATCTTTCGTACCAAGTACTAAAATTACTTCGGACGACAAAGAAT